GCCTGGCAAGTCGCCTACATCCTCGCCCCCATCTTCGGCTGGGTCGCGAAAAACGAAGACGGCATCTACGTCCGCATTGTGCGCTCCGTCTACATCGACGTTCCCCGCAAGGCAGGCAAAACCACCCTGATCAGCGGCCTGTTGCTGGTGTTGGCATTCGCCGACGACGAAGCGGGCGCGCAGGTGCTCGCCGTTGCCGCATCAGAGAAGCAGGCCCGGCACTGCTTCGACCCTGCCAAGCAACTCGCCCAGTCGTCACCGGAACTCAAGCAAGCCGGTATTCGGCCGCTGCAATCGCGCATCGTGCAGGAGTCCACCGGCAGCTACTTCGAAGTCGCTGCCAGCCTGGGTGACCTGCTGCACGGCGCAAACGTCCACGCCGCCGGCATCGACGAACTCCACGTCCACAAGACACCGGACGTGGTGGATGCGGTGGAATCGGGTACCGGCGCCCGCACCCAGCCCCTGATCATCACCATCACCACCGCCGACGACGGCCGCCCAAACAGCGTCTACGCCCACAAGCGTGACTACATCGAACGGCTGGCCCGCGGCAGCATCAGGCAACCCAGCGTGTACGGGGTGGTGTTCGCCGCCGACCCCCTGGACGACCCATTCCTAGAGTCGACGTGGCGCAAGGCCAATCCCGGCTACGGCATCAGCCCCACCCGCGCGTTCCTCAAAGATGAAGCGTCCAAGGCGAAGCAGAACCCGGCGAACCTGGCCCGGTTCCTGCGGCTGCACCTCGGCCTACGCACCCGGCAGGAAACCAAATACTTCGAGCTGCCGCCGTGGGACCGCAACGCGTCCATCGTGGATGAGACGAAACTGCGCAAGCGGCACGCGTTCGGTGGGCTCGACCTCGCCTCCACCTCCGACCTGACCGCCGTGTGTTGGCTGTTCCCTGACGACGCCGAAGGCTACGACGCGCTGTGGCGGTTCTGGACGCCGGAGGCCAACCTGCGCCGGCTCGACGACCGCACCGCCGGTGCCGCCACAAGCTGGGTCAAGCTCGGCTACCTGCGGCTGACCCCGGGCGAGGTCACCGACTACGCCTATGTGCGGGCGCAGATCGGCACGGACATGGCAGCGTTCAAGGTGGTCGAGTTGGCCTACGACCCGTGGAACGCCACCCAACTCGTCACCGACCTCCAGGGCGACGGCGCCCCGATGGTCACCGTGCGGCAGGGCTACGCAACCTTGTCCCCGCCGATGAAACAACTCAACCGGCTCCTGCTACAGGGCACCGCCGCCAAACCCCTCATGCGCCACGGTGCCAACCCCGTCATGCGCTGGATGATCGACAACGTTGCGGTGGCGATGGACCCGGCAGGCAACGTCAAACCCGACCGTGCCCGCTCCGCCGACAAGATCGACGGGGTTGCCGCCCTGGTCACTGCGCTGTCGCGGGCCATGGTCAAGGGCAAGCCGCGCCGCTCGGCCTACGAAGACCCCGACGACAACGAGGACGAGGGAGTGTCATGACGGCCGATCCCTTTGCCGAGCTGGGCGAGATTCCGCACTGCGACCAGGCCGTGCTGCACGCCCCAGGCGAATGCGCATACTGCGACCGGAAACCCGACTGGCAGGCCCTACGCCAGGTATGGGGTATCGCCTTCACCGGCCACGAACCCACCGACAAGCAACTCCCGTGCCCGTCGGACTTCCGGCGCGGCACCGGCGAAGCCCACGTCTGGGGTGGCAACCGACCGACCAACGTGGACCCGCCACAAAAGCAGAGCTTCGCCAGCAAGGTCATGTACGGCTGGCATCGGGACGACCCCGGTGTTTGATTTCCGGCGCACCCTGATGCGTAAGAAGGTCGTCGTCAATCTGCACTCCAACCGGGCCTTCGTCGGCATTCTCTGGGCACGTCGCGGCCCGTTGCTGGTGCTGCGCAACGTCACCATGCACGAGCCCGGCGCCGCCCCGGCCACCGTTGACGGGGAAGTCGTCGTCGAACGCGACCAGGTCGAATTCATTCAGGTCACCGGATAAAGGAGCACGACATGGCGTTCGTGGTCTCGTCCGGTGCCCTGCGTGGGGTGGAACGCGCCGCCCCACCCCCGGTCTACTCCATGCGCATCGGCGGTAACCAATACCGCGACTACGCCGCATTGTGGCGGGCGCAGCCGGAATTGCGCACGGTGGTGGACTTCCTGGCCCGCAACATTGCCCAGCTCAACCTGCACACGTTCCGGCGGGTGTCTGACGTCGACCGCAAGCGCCTCAAGAACCATCCGCTGGCGAAGCTGCTGGAGAAACCCAACACCAGCACGACCGCCTACCGGCTGTTCGATGCCCTCGTGCATGACGTGTGCATCTTCGACAACGGCTTCTGGTTGAAGGTCCGCGACGACGACGGCACCACCCTCGCCCTGCGGCGGATACGCCCCGGCCGGATCTACCCCATCGGCAACGACTGGTTGGAGCCGGAAGGCTACGAAATCGCGGGCACGCGTGGCCGGCTGGAAGTACCGGCCGACGCCGTAGTCCACTTCCGCGGCTACAACCCCAACGATGACCGGCTCGGCACGCCACCGGTGGAAAGCCTGCGGCAGATCCTCACCGAGGAATGGGCCGCGAACGTCTACCGCGAGCAGCTCTGGCGCAACGGCGCCCGCCTGTCCGGCTACATCTCCCGCCCTGTCGATGCCCCGGAGTGGGGGCCGAAGGGCCGCGAACGGTTCCGCTCCGAATGGCAGGCCCAGTACGCCGGAGACTCGCCCAAGGCAGGCGAGACAGCGATTCTCGAAGACGGCATGACGTTCGTGCCGTCCGGGGTCACCCCCCGCGACTCGCAGTACATCGAGTCGCGCAAGTTGACCCGGGAGGAAGTCGCCCGCTCATATCACGTGCCGTTGCCCATGGTCGGCATCCTCGATCACGCCACATTCACCAACATCAAAGAACTCCACAAGAACCTGTACCAAGACTGCCTCGGCCCGTGGCTGGAGAACTTCCAACAGGAGATCGAGCTGCAACTGTTGCCCGACCTGCCCGACACGGCGGACGTATACGTGGAGTTCAACTTCGCCGCGAAGCTGAACGGCTCCTTCGAAGAGCAGGCCATCCAGCTCCAGGGCGCGGTCGGCGGACCGTACATGGCCCGCAACGAGGCACGTGCCCGGCTCAACCTGCCCATGGTGCCCGGCGGCGACGAACTGATCACGCCGCTGAACGTCACCGTGGGCACGGTGCCCGCGGCGCTCGACCCGGAGGCACCCCTGCCGGCCGAAACCGAACCGAAAGCGTTGACGGTGCTGGGTAAGGCCCGGGTGCCGCAGGAGGTCACCGACAAGGCCACGGAGACCATCGCCAAGTTCTTCGCCCGCCAAGGCGCCGTCATCGCCTCCGCCCTCGGTGCCCAGAAATCCCGTGGCGTGCTCAAGGCGGCCGTGCCCGACGTGTTCGACGCCCCCCGGTGGGACGGGGAGCTGGCCGCCGACCTGCTGCTCCTCGGCAGCAAAATGGCGGTCACTGCGGCCCGGGACACGATGGACAAGATGGGTCTCGATCCGGGCGACTTCGACCCGCAGGTCATTGCCGGGTGGATGTCGGCGCACGCCGGGGGCGTGGCGAAGGTGCTCAACGTGGCCACCGCCGCCGAGCTGGCCGAGGTACTCGCCACCGCCGAAGCCATCGCCGATGCGCTGCCCGCGGTCAACGCCTTGTTCGACGGCTACCAGGGTGGCCGCGCCAAGCAGATAGCCACCACGCTCAGCGCATCGATGTCCGGGTTCGGCAGTGTCGAAGCTGGCCGCCACCACGGCGGCACACACGCCACCAAAACCTGGGTGACGGGGGACAACCCCCGCCCGGAACACGCCGCCCTCAACGGCGAGACCGTCCCCATTGACGGCACGTTCAGCGACGGGTCGCGGTGGCCGGGCGGATCCGGAGACCCTGCGCTCGACAGCAACTGCAACTGCGACGTGAGTATCGCCGTCGGCCAGTAACACCCCCGCACCACCCAACACCTTCCACAAACCCAGCCTGGCTCCCGCGCGCCCGGACAACCCCAACCCGTCACTGACCCATTCGAGCGAGCGGAGCACCAAACCCATGCCGACCAAGACATGCGCGGTACAGGTGAAGGCCACCGCCGCCGACGACTACACCCTCAAGGACGGCCAGTTCACGGCGCTGGCCTCGGTGTTCAACAACATCGATTCCGTTGGCGATGTCGTGATGCCGGGCGCGTTTGCCGACGACCTCAAGGCGTGGGCGGCCTCCGGCGACCCGATCCCCCTGCTGTGGGGGCACCAGATGCAGGACCCCGACATGAACCTGGGGAAGGTGCTGGATGCCGCCGAAACCAGCGCAGGCCTTCAAATCAAGGCCGAACTCGACCTGGAAAACCCCAAGGCCATGCAGGTGTACCGGCTGCTCAAAGGCAAGCGCGTGAGCAAGATGTCGTTCGCCTACGACATCGAGGACGGCGCGCCCGCCGAACGCAACGGGCAGAGCGTCTACGAGCTGCGCAAGCTCAAGCTTCATGAGGTGTCGGTGGTGCAGGTGCCCGCGAACCCGGCCGCCTCCATCCAACAGGTCAAGGCCGCGGCGGAGCGCCGCAAGGCACGGCTGAAAGACGCCACCGCCGACCCGCAGTTGGCGGCGCTGCTCGGCCAGGCGGACCAGGCCATTGACTCGGCCATGGATGCGGTGACCGCGGCGGACGCGGCCATGGACGAGGTGCTGGACCTGCTCAAGCTTCCCGACACCGACGCCGACGAACCGGCCGAAGACGCCACCGCCCCGAAGACCGCCACGCCGGCCAGCAAAACCGGCCGCACCCTCTCCGCCAAGAACGAGTCGACGCTGCGCAAGGCACTCGACCAGATCGCCGGGGGCATGGCCGATGTGAAGTCGGTTCTCGACTCCCTGGACACCACCAGCAACGACGGTAAGGCCAATCCAGCCGAGCCCGCTACCGCCGAGGAGCCCTCCGGGGCCAAGACGGATTCGCCAGCTTTCCGGTCCGGACCCGCCTCGCTCCGTCTGCGCGCCGACCTCGCCGGCCTGTCGGCCGAGGTCATTTCGCTAACAGACTGACTGAGAGGCAACACCTCATGAACAACGTGGACAAGCTCCTCGAACAGATCAAGGCGGCAGTCGGAGCCGCACAGGCCATCGCGGTCAAGGCCGACGAAGAGAACCGCGACTTCACCGACGCCGAACGCGCCGAGGTGGCCGCGAAGATCAACGAAGCCGGCACCCTCAAGACCCAACTCAAGACCGCGAAGGCCGACGCCAAGGTGCGCCAGACCCTCGCCGACCTCGGCGGTGACCTGGACGAGGACGCCAAGGGCAAGCAGCTCACGCCGACCGCCCGGCACACCGTCAGCAAGTCGCTCGGCGCGACGTTCACCGACTCCGCCGAGTACAAGAGCCTGCTCGACTCGGTGCCCGGCGGCCACTTCTCCAAGGAACACCGGGTGCAGACCCGGCCGGTCACCGTCGACAGCCTGCTGCTGGGCGGGTCGAAGACCCTGGTCACCGGCGCCAGCCCGACCTCCGGCGGCGCGTTCGTCTGGCCGGACTTCCTCGGCATGCAGGTCGGCCCGGACGCGTTCAACCGGCCGCTGATGCTGCGGGAGCTGGTCACGCCGGGCACTACCTCCACCGATCTGGTGGAGTACGTGCGCGTCACCGGCCACACCAACAACGCCGCACCCACCGCCGAGGCCACCACCACCTCCAACGGCGTCAAGCCCGAGTCGGGTATCGCCACCGTCCGGGTCTCGACGCCCGTGCGCACCATCGCGCACTGGATTCCGATCACCAAGCGGGCACTGTCCGACGCCGCCCAGATCCGCACGCTGATCGACAGCTTCCTCCAGTACGGCCTGGAGGAGGAGCTCGAAGACCAGATGATCTCCGGCGACGGCACCGGCGAGAACTTCACCGGCCTGTCCGCCACCTCCGGCGTCCAGGTGCAGGCCTACGACACCAGCCTGCTGGTCACGCTGCGCAAGGCCAAGACGAAGGTCCGCACGGTTGGCCGGTCCATCCCGACCGGCTACGTGATCAACCCGACCGACGTCGAAGCGCTCGACCTGCTGATGAACGCGCAGGGCAACTTCTACTTCGGTGGCCCGATGGGCACGATGGTCAACCCGGGTCTCGCCGGCCGGACCACCGCTCCCGTGTGGAACCTGCCCGTCATCGAAACCGAGGCGGTCCCGGCCGGTACCGCGTTCGTCGGTGACTGGCGCAAGGCGATCCTCTGGGACCGCGAGCAGTCCTCGATCACGATGAGCGACAGCCACGCGTCGTTCTTCGTGCAGAACCTCGTGGCGATCCTCGCCGAGATGCGTGCTGCGTTCGGCGTGATCCAGCCGTCCGCGTTCGTCAGCATCGACCTCACCCCGTAGGGACTGACGGCCCGTGTACCCGAACCCGTTCAACTTCGAGCGCCCGTACACGGGCCAAACCCCCTACAACGACCGCTGCCCCATCTGCGGCGCGATAGGTGAATGCTCGGACGCCGTGACCGTGGCGATGCCGTACCCGGCGGTGGACCCGCCCGGCGACGAATACGCCGTCCAGGGTGGCCCGTTGCGGCTGTACACCGTGACCGCTTACGGCACCACCGGCGTCATGCAGCTCAACGACTTCGATGCGGCCCGTTACGGCGCCGCCGCCGTTCTCATTTCCTGAACCCGGAGGCAAGCCATGGGCGGCGAACTACGCCTGTACGACGTGACCCTGGGCGGGCACAAGACCCGGATGCAGCTTGACGACGCGGGCGCCGCGGACCTGGGAGCCAACGCCGTCCTGGTGGCCGACGGGCAGGACGCGCCTGCGGTCCGCCCGGCGGAGCCCACCCCGCCCGCCCCGCCCGAGGGCAAGAACCGGCTCGTGACATCCAACAAGATGCGCGGCACGAACAACCCCAGCGCGGCAGGTTCCTGACGATGACCACGCCACGATTCGGACCCAACGACCCGTCCACGGCGTACCCGCAGGGACAAGACCTCAGCGCCAGCGGCGCGCGCGGGTACGGCTACCAGCACACCCAAGCCGTCCCGGCCACCGTCTGGCAGATCACCCACGCCCTCGGCTACGACCCGGGTGGGCTCACCGTCATCTCCAACGACGGATACACCATCGACGACCCCGCCATTCAGTACCTGACCACCGGCCAGTCACTGCGGCTGTCCTTCGACACCAGCGTTGCCGGTACCGCCTACCTGTCATGACAATCAGTGGAGGAAACACGCTATGACCGCCCGTAAAGCAGCATCCAACAAGGACATGGCCGGACTCAAGGTCATCAACCTTGGGTCACCCACAGCGGCCAGCAATGACGCTGCCCGGCAGGTCGAGGTCGAGGCGGCACAGGCGTTCGCCATCTCGCGGACCAACCACACCGGCACCCAGCTCGCCGTGACCATCAGCGACTTCGACACGCAGGTCCGCACCAGCCGCCTGGACCAGATGGCCGCGCCCACCGGCTCGGTCGGGCTCGGCGCCCAGCGCCTGACCAGCGTGGCCGACCCGACCAGCGCGCAGGACGCGGCAACCCGCAACTACGTCGACACCACCCTGGCTGGCATCGCCACCGGGCAGGTACTCAAGGGCACCGTGCGGGCCGTGTCGTCGGTCAACGCCAGCATCACCACCGCCCCCGCCACCATCGACGGCGTTACCCCCACCTCCGGCGATACGTTCCTGCTCGCCGGACAGACCACCGGCTCGGAAAACGGGCCGTACGTGTGGACATCCGCCGGTACCG